TTGCTTTGTTGAAAAGCACAAGCCTTGACATCACATCTAATGTTAGCGAACAAATGGCTGCAAATGCCATCAAAGTTGGCAAGAAATTTTTAGCTACTGTTGAAGAAGAACGAAAGAACCTCACTCGAATCATTGATGCTAAGAAAAAAGAAATCATGGACTTTGAAAAGTCGTTTGTTCTCGAAGTTGTTGAAAATATGTCTTTTCTTGATAGTGCCGTCAGCAACTACCGTATTGCAGAAAACAAGAAAAAAGAAGCTGAATTAGCTTTGCTAAAAGCACAAGAGCCAGTAGATGAAGATGAAAAAGTTTTTTTCAATGAAATGATTGAGAAAAAAGAAAAGTCTGCAAACAAAGGCTTATCAACTGTTATCGAATTTACAGTAATCGACATTACTCAAATCCCTTTCGAGTATCTACAAGTGAATGAATCAGCCATTAAAGATGCCATCAAAAAAGGTGTTGAGATAAAAGGCATTGAAGTTTCCAAGTCTAAAAAATCTACTTATAGATAATCTTGGTTGCGTGTGTATTCAAGTGGTAAGAAAAAGTTTTGACCGAACAAAGTAGGTAGCTTATGGTATAACCAACGCAGGTTCGATTCCTGCCACACGCACTATTTTATTTTTATTTTTTAACTTTTAATTGTTTCATTCAATGGCTTTAATTTTTAAAAAGGGTAATGACCCTATGACAATCAAAAGAATTGTTGTATTAGTGTACGGACAGCCCGGTGTTCGTAAAACATCTTGGGCAATCAAATCAAACAAGCCCTTACTGTTTGACTTTGAAGATGGTTTAATTCGTGTAATGGGGCATCATCGACTGGACAGCAAAGGCGAAGAAATTACCTTTTTGGACATGACACCAATACCACCCCAAAAAGATGCCAAAGGTAATATTGTCGAAAAAGGAGAACCCGATGGTCGTTTTGTTTGGCAAAGATTTATGGAAGCTGATTTGGAATTGTTTGCCGATTACGACACCCTAATTTTTGATTCAGTTTCAAAGATGATGGAAATGGCAGGAGATTATGTAAAAACAGTTGATGCGAAAAATGTCAAGCGTAATGGAGATTTATCGCAACAGGGTTGGGGAGCATTAGGACAGGAGTTTATCGCTTTCAAAAAGAAGTACCTCAACAACAATAAAAACATCATTTTTATTGCTCACGAGAAAGAAGAAAAAGAGGGAGATAGAACTCGTAAACGCCCCGACATCGCAGGACAAAGCCGTTCACTAATTACCAAAGAAGCCGATTTCATTGGTTATATGCAGATTGTAAATGATGAATCTGTTTTAGGATTTACGCCACAAGAAGATTACTACGGCAAAAATTCTTGCAACCTCCCAGTAACATTTAAAGCATCAGAAAAAACCGTAGATGATATTATTTACGATTACAGACAAAGCGTAAATGCAAACTCGAAAGTATATGCAGAGTACAAAAAGCAAATTTCAGAGTATCAAGAAAAGATTGCTAATGTCGAAATGGTTCTTGATATAAATGTTATTTTCGATGAATTTAGAGAATTTAGAGCAAAGAAATTATTTGTTCTAACTGCCCTCAATGACATTTGGGAAATGATAAAAATGAAAGCATCAGAACTTGGTTTCAAAGCTGTTTATCAAGGCGAAAAAATTGTTTCTTTTTTAGATGAAAATGCAGTTGAAGAAAGAGCCGAAGAAAAAAACGAAGAAAAAGCCGAAGAAGCAAAGCCAGTTGAAACCGTTCCTACCGTACCATCAGCACCAAAAGCAACCAAGAAACCAAAAACTGCCTAAAAATGATAAAGTACCAGTTATATCCAACTTTGGTAAACTATTTTCAAATGTTTTATCTTGAAAAGAGTTTTGGTTTTGGCGAACCTATTTCAGAGCAACAAGTTCTCGACCGAATAAACCGAGTTCCTTATCAGCAAACCGAAGCCATGAAAAAAGGTGTAAACTTTGAGGATAAAGTTGTAGCTTTTATGCAAGGTAAAAACACCTTTTCAGAAGATTGGGAATTGAAACTTTTGAATGATACCTCGGAAGAATTACCCGATTTTTTTGTAACGCAAAGATTTATTGACTTTGTTCATAAAGATTGCAGAATCTACGGTTACAGTGATTTTACAGGAGCAGGTAAAATAATAGACTTAAAAACTACTTCATACTACCAGTTCCCAAGCCATGAGGATAATGTTCAGACGTTGTACTTGTACGGCTTAAAGCATTTAGGTTTTGAAGAAATGAAGTACATTATTGTAAACCTCGAAGAAAAGTTCATCGCTACGGAAGTTTACCATTCCCAAAACTACGATTTTGATAGATTGTTTGAATGGGTTGATTTGTTCAAAAACTTCTTAGAGATAAACCGTTATAGAATTACTGACCAAAAAATATTAGTTTAATGTTTCACATGGAACGTCTTAATGACGTTCCTAAACTTTTTTATATGAGTTATTCAGTTCCTACAATCGAATCAATTAACATCAAAGATTTAGAAGAAAAATCTTTGCAACCAGTATCTTGCTTAGACGGCTTTAATAGCCTAAACGACCCAACTAAGAAAAGATTAATGCTTGTTTCATGGCGTTCAAATATCAGCTTAGATGATATATTGACCGACCTCAACGACCGACCAAAAGGCGACCATCAAATAAATGTTTATTCGTCCGAAGATGGTGTTTACAACATTGTTACCTCAATGGGTTCAGATAATGGTACAACTCCTTTTATCGTTACGCACCCCGAAAGTGGTGTGCCGCTTTTTAGTTCTTTTGGGCTTAACCCTCAAAATCTCACTCCCGAATATGAATGGTACAGACCGAAAGGTAAAGCACAAGAAAACGCTTTGACATCAGAAGAAATGTCTCACGTTCGTATGGGTGGTTTGTTGTTGAAAAAATTTGGAGAAGAACCCAAAAGCAAAGTTCCGTTTTCAGATAGAGTAAAAGCTATGCAAAAAAACCAAATCAAGAAATGAACACAAAAAAAGTACAGGAACTTTTAGGAGTTTCATTAACACTTATCAAAAGTGAAACATCAGAGGTTTCGTACCTCGAATCATTGTTATTGTTATCTGAACTGGCAGAGCAATCTCAAAACAACAGCGAAGAAAAAGGCAAGGAATTAAGCCACAACATCAATGTTGTAATCAATGAAGCCAAAGATTACAACGGAGATTATCGAATTAAGAAAAATATCTTAGTTATAGGGATTGAAGCGATTGTAAACGGTACTGGTGTTATTCCTACCATCGAAAATTATTTAGATTTAATAGAGAACCCAAAAAGCAGGTTAAAAAGCATTGTAGAAAACTTTAATCAATCTGCAAAAAAACTAATTGAAGAACAGTCTAAAATTCAAAAGCAAGCAGAAGAATTAAATATCTCAATGGAGTTTATTATTAGATTTAATAGTGAGTTTAGTTCTTCAAATTTTGAACATTTTGAGTATTATGAGCAAAAATCATTATAGAACACTAACTGGTATTTGCAAAGTTTGTAAATCCACTCTTAACCGTGCAAGCCATGCAGAAGCTGTTTTACCCGAAGTTGGCGATATATCTGTTTGTGCTTATTGTTCTACTGTTGGTTGTTTCGATGAAGATTTTAATTTAGTCAAAATGAGTGATGAAGAATTTAATAATCTTGATGAAGAAACAAAAATTGTTATCAATACGCATCTTGAAAACATTAAAAAGTTAGTTCAAGAGGGTAGAGAAAAAGGATTGAATAAAAAAGAATACGATGATTTACTCATGCAAAAACTGTGATAAAGAAATACCAAATACGCCCATTTTTCCCCGACCACCCTAAGAAAAGATTTGCTAAGGTTCACAAAGAGCAAAACAGGGTTTTGTTTAAGTATAAAGAACACAATGAGCAAGTTTGTTTATTTAGAGTTTGGGTAACTCCAAGAGGTACAAGACGGCACTATTTATGTAAAGTTCCGTTCTTTTATAGAAAACTTGAAATAGGTATCTATTCCATTCCAAAAGAGTTTTATAAACAATTTTTAACTAACGCAAAGAATGACCCCAGTAAAAACAAATCACACTAACGTTATATTTGTAAAAGACCAAGATGGTGTTCTTCCATTGCCAGCTTTTAAAGATGAAAACGGAATTGTCGTTGCTACCTTTGAAATTACTGATAAAGAACTGGAAAAGCTAAACCTGCATAAGCAAATACATTTGATGGTTTATACTTACAACGCTACACTCCAACCAGTAAGATTATTTTGCGATTTCAACGAAATATTTACTGATGACCAAGAAGTAGATGAAGCAAGTAAGTGATTTACCAGTAATGAAAGCGTTTTGCAAGTCATGTCCATTTAAACCTAATAAAAAAGGCTATTGGCAAAATGTTGAAATGGCTGATAAAGTTATATCACAAACATTGTTTCAAAGTCAGCAAATCTGTCATGGCACAGAGAGAGAAAACCGCAAACCAAACAATCGGTGCAAAGGTGCATACGACCATAATTTAGAAATTTACAAACGTTTAAAATTAGACCATTTACTGAAATGAGCAAGAAAAAATCAAATCCGTTTACCGCTGAAGAACTTCACAAAATTGATGATGTAATTACTGATTTTTCTAAGAAAATTACAGAAAGAAAAGATACATTGCCTAACGCTTTTATCTATATCAGAGGTAATGCTACACATGAAGAACTTTGTACAAGTTTTGGAGGTCATGCTGAACATTTAGTTGATATTATTCATGGAGCAATGGAATGTAATGAAGATTTCGCAAATATGCTTACATCTGCTGTTATGTTACGTTTGCAAAAATCTCAAATTGATAGAGCAATTGAAAATTCAGTTGGTCTTAATTTTTTTGGTGGAGAACCTGCGATTTCATAGTTAAATACTTGCTTTTAAATTAATAATTATTTAACTTTACACTATTAACACAAACAAACAAATTTATCGAAGATGATAATTCACTTCACAGACAATAAAGGAAATTGGCACAAAGTCGAAAAAGACAGCGTGCAAATTTCTTGGAATTACCAAGAGCCAAGTAATTCTTTTCTTCATTGTAGAGGTCAATTTATATGCAACATTCATGCTTTTAAATTGATAGTTAATACGGACAGTTCTCCGAAACCTCATATATGAAACACGGCTCATTATTTGCAGGTATTGGCGGATTTGAAAAAGGTGCAAAGCTGGCAGACATCGAAACTGTTTATCAATGCGAAATAGAACCTTTTCAGACCGCTATACTTGCAAAACACTATTCAGAAACCTTACACCATGCAGACATTAGAACATTTGAACCAAGCGGATTTATTGACATCATTAGTGGAGGTTTTCCGTGCCAAGACATTTCAATTAACGGAAAAGGTCAAGGAATCAATGGCTTGCAATCCAGTTTATGGAGTGAAATGTTTAGAATTTGTAGGAGAGTTAGACCTAACTACATCATCATTGAAAACAGCCCAATGCTCACTATTCGAGGATTTGAGCAAGTCCTATGCGACCTTTCCACAATCGGGTATAATGCAGAATGGCAAAGTATATCGAACAACGACTTTGGTTTCTCCCATCTTAGAAAAAGAATCTACGTTATTGCCTACTCCGACCAAATCAGACAGCAAATCGAGATTCAAAACAGAGGATGCTTTAAGTCGATATTTCGAGAGTTCGCACCAAATCAGATTGATGGATATACTTTGTCGCAAAGGATTCAGTCGATGCCAAAGAGTGAACTTAGCGGAAAGCATGATGGGTTTCGAGATTGGGTACACAGAGTTGAGAGTTTAGGCAATGCAGTAAACCCAGTTGTAGCGTATTATTTATTTGAATGTATAAAATCTCATATTAACCATGACAAATTTAACTTATTGGACAGTCATAAATAATTACCCCGATGGCTTAATAATTGATTCATCAGAGCCAAACAAAGAAAACCAAGTTGTAGGTTGGTGTTACCTAAAAAATGAAGATGGTTCTATTCATAGAACACTATTCAACACAAAGCCTGTTGTTATGAGCAGACAAGAAATGATTGATTCTTTGCATGAAGATATTAAAAACTGGATAGCAAACGAAAATAAAGATGAACCCACTAATTGAGCAAATTGTAGAGAAAAGCGGTTTAACTCTACATCAAATCCAAAACACCGAAGTAGTAATCATTGGGCAACCTGCAAGCGGAAAAACGCACCTTGCTAATTTGCTCAAAGGAGAAACGCAAAAGCTATACCATACTGACGATTATATCAAATTTGGGTATGAGCAGTCTATTTATGCTTTGCTTGACGACCTCAACAAAGAAAACAAGCAAGATAGAATTATTGAGGGAGTTGGTTGTTATCGCTTGCTAAGAAAAGGCGTTGAAACTGGCAGATTTTTTCCTAAGTTGGTTATCAATATGGTAATTAGCGAATCAAGAGCCAAGCACACCTATTCTACCGAAAGGGATATATCTAAATACAAAGGTGTTGAAACGATGATAAAAGGTAACAATACTGTACTTGGTAAATATATCTTAATGGACAACCCACACACTCCAATAATTATTAACTGTTTAAATAATTGGTAATATGAAAGAAAAATTTAAAGAGATAAAACTCAACACCAAAAGCCAAGCGATGTTTGAGAATGTTGATTTAATTATCAACGAGTATCTAAATCAAGGCTACAAATTGACTTTACGACAGTTGTACTATCAATTAGTTTCGAGAGATTTTATACCGAACGATGTAAAAGAATACAACAAATTAGGCGATTTGCTTACTAAGTGCCGAATGGGTGGAATGATTGACTGGGAAGCCATCGAAGATAGGGTAAGAGTTCCCAAACGTCCATACTTCAATTATGATGTTGCTGATGCCCTCACAGATTCGCACAAATACTACCGTAGAGATAGAACAGAAAACCAGTCAAGCAATATAGAGGTATGGATTGAGAAAGATGCCCTAAGCGGTGTTTTAAGCCGTGTAACAAATAAATACGGTGTTTACTTGCTTGTTAATCGTGGTTACAGTTCAGCTTCATCAATGTACGATTCTTACAAGCGGTTTAAAACCAAGTTGCTAAGTGGTAAGAAATGCAGCATCTTGTATTTAGGCGACCATGACCCAAGCGGAAAAGATATGATTCGAGATATTGAATCAAGACTTTATGAGTTTATTCTAAATGACGATGATTTTATTCAGTTCTTTTTAGAAGTTTGTTTTGTTGATGGCATTTCTACAAAAGGCTTTACGGAAGAGTTTAATGAAATATTAGATAAGTTTGGCGATGATGATAGCTTGTTTGATGTTTACAATGGTTCTGATGATGACCCTCAATTTAATTTCAGAAAAGGCATCTTAAAAGAGTATTTTCAGATAAAGCCAATCGCTTTAACTTGGGAGCAGATACAATCTTACAACCCTCCACCAAACCCTGCCAAAGTGGACGACCCACGAGCCAAAGAATACATTGCTAAGTACGGCAAATCAAGTTGGGAGGTTGATGCTCTCCGCCCCGAAACGCTCAATGCTATTTTAGTTGAAGCTATTGAAAGTATAATCGACATTGATGCTTTTGATAAATGCCTTATCCAAGAAGAAAAAGACAAGAAAGAAATTTTATCACTTATAAATTCTCGTAAATAATGGGTCATTCATCTGTTTATTGCTCCTACTCAAAAATAACCATTTCGGAAGGCATGAAATGTGTTGTTATCCCTTTAAGAAAAGCCCAAAAACACAATAGCGGTATGATTTATTCGGGTTATTGGGCTGCCTTACCTCCAATCTTTGGTACTTACAATGGCTATCAAGAAATTGAAGATATTGTAAAGAATCCCAGTACAGAAATTGTCGAAAAGGTATTCGACTGCACTATTGAAGAATTTTGCACCTACTTGTTAGGTTATAGCCCCGATAAAAGTGGTGCAGAATGGGAGGATTACGTTGATAAGCATCTAACGTTTATGTATATCCACCAAAACGTTTATGAGTTCCTTATTGCCTACAAACCAGTAGAATACCCAAGAGCCGAAAGTTTCGATTTTGGAAAAGATTGTATTTTAAAGAAATACGGCTTTGAGTTTATCGAAAAAGATGAAACGCTTGATAGATACACTAAGATTTACGAGTATAAAGGCAAGCGTGTTCACTCCGATGGTACTTGGTTGAAAGAATCCTGCTACGGTCTTAAAGATGCCATTCAAAAACTCGGCTATCCAAAAGACATTAGTTTTTTCAGAGGAAAAGAAAGCCACGACCTTTACCCAATATTTAGCATCAAAGAGCGATTGTTAGAAGTTTATTTCATCTATGGAATGTTTCACAGCAATATGCGTTTTATCGACTTTGAGGATTTAGATTCTGACTTAGATAGAATTCATCAAAACATGGATAGTATTGAACTTGAACTATTCCAAAGAATCAATGATGATAAGGTTATGACACTAACCTGCGACTTGATTACCTTAGTTAGAAATGGTTTTTATTTCTCTATTACTTTTGAGCCATTCAAGCAACTGGTTACTCCGCAAGATGGAGAGTTTTACCACCACGAAGTATTTTTGAAAAAGTTTGCTGAAATTATCGTTGCAATCAATTTAGAGCAAGAAACTGATAGAGACGAATCCGACCCCGATGAATGCGACCAATGGCTTGTTCAAGATTCAGAGCGTTATGTAGGTAATATTTGTTATTGGCGTTTAAATAACAATAATGGTTATACTACTGACATCGACAAGGCTCATGTATTTACCAAGGAAGAAGCCGCTAAGATTTGCAAAGATAGAGAAACTGATAAGATGTTTCCGTTATCGAGCATCTTGTTTAACTCCAAAAGAATGATGGACTCCCAGTATTTACCAAAAGGATTTAACTAATGCCGTGCGATTACTCGAAATACCCTGCTAACTGGAAAAGCGAAATCAGACCTGCCATTTTAGAACGAGCAGAACACAAATGCGAACTTTGTGGCTTACAAAACCATTTAGTAGGGTATCGAGCAAAAGATGGAACGTTTTACACTTGGGAGTTTATCGAAAGCCAACTTGAACAATTTGGAATTGATTTATTTGATGATTTGCTAAAACACCATATCGGTAAAGATGGCAGAATACTCAAAAAAGCTACCAAGATTGTTTTAACGGTTGCACACCTCGACCATGACATTAGCAATAATGATTATTCAAACCTAAAAGCATTGTGCCAACGTTGCCACTTAGACCATGACAAAGAACAGCACAAGGCTACTCGACAAATTAATAAAAAACAACTAAATTTATTTTAAAATGACTTACACAAACGAACAAATCGAAGAGTTTAAAAGCAAAGCCGAAAAATGGGATTTATTAGGCGAACAAATTTCAAAGTATTATACCAATAGTGATGGCGATTTTGATGAAGAAAATCCCGAAGAAGATGGCGATTTAGTTGCTATTGGAGAAGTTGCAGCAATGGCTTTTGGTTGGCTTTAATACCTTAAATAAATTATATATGAACGATTTAGAAATTGCCTTAAAAAACGCCCAAGTAAGCCCTAATGACTTATTAGATTGGCTTACAAGTGAATCAGTCTATACTGCACTAAGGTTTGCAGATAAAAGCCCCTCAAAGTGTGGAATTGATGATGTTAATGATAGAGATGTTTATAAACTTTATGATTTAGTTTCAAAACTTAAAAAGTAAAATTTTAATAAAAATATGGAAAATACTCGAAATGAATTAAAATTTATAGAAGTAGAAAAAGCCAAAGTTGGTTTTCTTGAATTTGCAAAAAAAATATTCTCGAAAGAAATTGAGCAAAAAAAATGTCAAAAAAATGAATCAATTTTACTTATGTATGAACAAGGTAGAATTAGTAGAGAAGAATACATTATGCTAATTTCTACTTCCGAAAACGTAATAATTAACTTAAATCTTGACCACTCAATAAATGCTAATGGCGGAACTTGGGGCGGTCATATTATAATGGGAGATAATCATGGAAACCGCTTTTAGTTTTTATATCTATATCGCTTTAATATGGGCAATAGTTGCTTATTCTGATGGCGAAAGTATCTATAAGTCAATAGTTGAAGGATTGTTTTTTCCTTACCAAATTTTTAAAATCTTTTTTTTTAAAAAAACAGACCTAATTCCTCAAACATCATATACTATACATGGCGTAGGAGTTCCTCACTCAATAGTTAAAGTTTACAAAGACAATGTATATTTTGGTAGTGTTGTTTGCGATGAAAACGGCAATTATTCATTTACTCCAATAGGTTTTGGACTTTACACTTTTAAATAAATCCATCATGCACTATTCAAAAAAGTACAGCCGACTAAGAAAAGCCATCGAATACAGAACTGGCATCAAAGTTCCTGCAATGGGCGAATTTAAGAATGACGACACCAAACCATTGTACGATGTATTTCATTCACTCCATAAGAGAGCAAAAAGTGAAAGAGAATTAGACAGCTTATTTGCTGAAATGGCTACCATTCTCGAACCTCCAAATTGCGTTGTCAGTCATTGTGTAGATTTTACCGTGTATGGTATGTGTAATTGCTCCAAAGATTTGATTCCGGGCAAATGTCCAATTTCACAGGCATACCATCAAAGAAAAGCAAAAAGAGAAGCTGATTTGCTTGCTAAGTACATTGAACTCGGAAAAAGAGCAGGTTGGACTACTCACGAAGATGATAAATCCAAAAAGAACTTTATGGATATGGTTAAATCGAAAGGTTATGATAAAGTAAAAAATGAATTGACTTTGTGGGAAGAAAATTTTCAAAAACCTGTTTAAATTTGCACGATTTAGAAAGTATAAATTTGGTCAATCCAAATTAAATTCTTAAATTTATACTATCAAACAAACAAACAAATGCAAGAATCTAAAACGGATAAAGTCAGACATTACGTTAGTACAGAAGATTACAAAAAAGCCTTATCAATAGCTAAATCTTTCAAATTAGGTTTTACAAAAGACGAAAAAGAAACTATTGAAATCGCTCACGAGTTGCTTAGTGGTAACGAATCGTTTTACACCAATTTAGGTTACAATAAAGACACAGTAGTTTCAAAAGCTATCAACATTTTAAAAGAAAAGTATCAATGAAAATTTACACCTCCTACTACGGAAAACTAAGAAAGTTAAGCGAACATGACATTGTTCCGATTGCTATTTCAATCTATCCGCCTAAGTATTACCAAGGCAACATGATGAAAGAACTTGCACCAACTAAGCAGATTCTACACATGGAAAACCCTCAATACAGCGATAGATTCCAAAAAGAAATTTTAGATAAACTCAACCCTCACGAAATCGTTAAAAAAGCAATAGGCTTAGGTTTTGGCAAAGATGTAGCCCTCCTTTGCTTTGAAGTTCCAACAGACTTTTGCCATCGCCAGTTAGTTGCTAAATGGCTTAATGATGCAGGGTATGAAGTAGAAGAGTTTTACGAACCCGAAAAGAAAGTTGAGCCTAAAAAGCCAGTAGTTGAACAGGCTTCACTCTTCTAAAATCAGTCATATTTTTAACCAAACTAACGCTAAAACAAAGGCGTTAGTTTTTATCGTTTATAGACCTATGTTTTTTGGAACAACTCCACCCATCATAAGCCAATGGATTTTTAACGAAATCAAGACTTATGGCACACAAAAGGTGTATGAGCCATTTGCAGGTAACTTTGTAGTGAGCCAGCTTTGCGGACTTATTGACAAAAATATCCATGTGGTTAGTACCGATGTTTCGCTTTACTCTATGGCCATTGGTTTCGGTGTTATGGAAAAAGACTTTGGTCTTACCTACTCCGATGCAGAGCATATTCAGCAATTCGATTATTTCCTAAGCAAGACTGACCCACTTAGTTTGGCTATTGGTGTAATTTTCTTCAATGAAGTTGCCAAGAACTTAAAAAAGAACCATGTTCCATATTACAAGAACATGAATGTTGAGGTGCAAAAGAATCAGCAGCGTTATTATCAAGACATCGAAAAGAAGATTTTAGGCTTTAAGGAAAACCTCGGCAACTTCGATTTCAAAGGTACTTGTGGCGTTCAGTTGCTCAATGACTGCAAAGAAAATGATTTTGTTTTCTATGACCCCCCAGTAATACTTGGAGATTATGAAAAGCAGTACCGACCTTTGCAGGAATGTTTCAAGTATGAAGAGCCTTTCTATACTGAAATGACTGATGAAGTGAAACTGCAAAACCTTATTGACTTATCCGAGAGAGGTTGCAAGGTATTCTACCGTACCAATGAGCCAATAGACTATTTACCCGAAAACTTCAATCTTGTGTTCAAGCATCAATACAAGTCGAATGGCTTTTACTGCATTTACACCAATAAGGAGGATTCTAAGTTGTTTGTTAATCGCTTCAATCCTGTAAAGGAAAGTCAGCCTAATTTCAGAACCATCGGCATTGAAGATGAAATAACTGAAAATTCAGAAATCAAAGTTGTGCGTGTTGATGGAAAGACTGCTAACCATTACCGCCTTATGTGGGTAAAGAAAGCTGAAATGAAAGATGCAGGTACTCCGTTCTTGATTTTCATTGATGGCAAGCTAATCGGCTTATTTCAAATCATGGACGCTATGCGTTTCGGTAATAGCCTTGCGGTTATCATTTCTGACCCAGCTTGTCCACACTCAAAGTATAAGAGATTATCAAAACTCATTATGTACCTTTGCTGTACTAAGGAAACATTGAAAGACTTCAATGATATGACTATGTGGCATCACGATGGATTTACGACAATCGTATTTACTAATGCAGCCGTTTCGATGAAGTACAGAGGTTTCTTCGATTTGCATGAAAGAAAAGAAAACGATGGTTTCTTTAAAAACAAACTGGTTTATCAAAACAAGAAAAATATTTTTGACACCTACCGTGATGCCTTAAAGCATTGGGTAAAAAAAGATTCTCACATACAAAACAGTTCAGAACTTTATGATTGATTTAACTAACATCGAACAGGCGAAAGCCAAACTTGAAGAATTGAATCCTTTGCTCGTAAGCATGGGATTTGCTCGTTTAGAAATTGTGAAACCCTCACAATGCCTTGCACAAAAGAAAAATGCTCAATACTTCGATGTGCAAACATTTAACCAACTCGTCCAAAATATCAAAAACGATAAAAGACTGGAAGGAACTCCGCTTGCCTATGAAGTATCACAGGAAAACGATGAAGTAAAGCAAGATGAAAACGCTGAACCTAAACAAAGAAAGTTCGGAATCATTAGCGGACACCATCGAATTGATGCTTGTCGCTCCGCAGGTGTAGAATATATCTTAATCATGGTTATCGACCTCAAAGGAGGAAAAGATGAATTACGCTCTAAACAGATAAGCCATAATGCTCTCGTAGGAAAAGATGATGAAACTGTTCTCAAAGAACTATTCGAGGAAATCAAAAGTATTGAGTACAAAATTCAAAGCGGTCTTAACTCCGAGATAGAGAAAATAAACTACTCATCACTAAACTTTAAAATCGGTTCGTTCAAGAACATAGCAATTACTTTCTTACCCGAAGATGAGGAACGATTCAATGAAACTGTAAAAGACATTGAGCAATTCCTAACTTACCAAAGCGGAACGTCTGTTTATCTTGCTCCACTTGAAATTTATGATAAGTTCGCTGATGCTCTAAGACGTGTTAAGAAAGTCGAAAACATTAAATCAAATGGCACGGCTATTCTTAGATTAGCAGAGTATGCAATCGCTCACATTGATTCACTCAAACAGTATCAAGAACCCGAACCATCGAACGAAGAACCAAAGAAAAAAGGTAAGTAATCAACGCTTAAAACTATGGCACAAGCTAAAAGCTCGAAGTATAATGCTGAAAAGCATTTACCCATCATTTACGAGGGAATACTTCAAAACAAAACGCAAAGAGCAATATCAGCACTTTGTGGAATTACAGACGATACTTTCGTTAATTGGAAGAAAGGAAAATCGGACGTTTTAGATACTATACTAAAAGCAGAAGCAGATAGGGCTGATTATCTCAAAAACCTATCTAAAAAGACTTTTACTGAACGTTTAGAGGGATTTGAGGTTGAAGAGAAAATCGTTGATTCTGTGGTTGATGCTGACGGCAATGTTAGAATCAAAGGAATCAAGACTACTACCAAGCGAATTCTTCCAAGTGATGCGTTGCTTATGTTTGCTATTTGTAACGCTGACCCCGAAAATTTCAGTAATAGACATTACTTAGAGCATGGAGGTTCGGTAAACAATCCGATTATCGGTAATGACCAACCAATGACGGACGAACAAATACAAAAACTTAGAGAATTTAAAGAATCCTTGAAAAAATAGAGTGTATGGAATTTAGGGCGTTTCCAATGAGTGGGCTTGACATCTTTGGTTATCTTGACAAAGATAAGCGGCTAATGCTCGATGATACCACAATCAAGCAGGTTGGATTCTATCCAGTATTCTTTCCCGATAGGTTTTACAATGAGTTAAATTCTGATAAGCGTTACGATGTTTGGATTGGTGGTAATGGTAGCGGTAAATCAACTGCAAAAGCCTTACAGTTGCTATTGAAAGCGATGAACCCAAGTATTTACTTTCGTTGTTTGTTTGTTCGTATGCACAAAACAGATATACGCAAGTCAGTTTACCAAACTTTCAAGGACGTTGCTAAATTCTATAAACTCGAAAAGTATTTCAGATTTTACAACGGTACTTGCGACATCTTTTGTTATGCTACTGGACATTGGTTGTATTCAAGTGGTTTAGATGATACTGGTAAGTTATCGGGTATCAACGATGTTACCGACATTTGGTTTGAAGAACCGATAACCATTTCAAACGGTAGAATCCAAATGGCTACGATGGACGACTTCGATAACTTGAATGCTCGTTTACGTACACCACTTGGAAAGCATAAGATACATTTTACACTCAACCCGATTAGCAAAGAGTTCTTTTTGTATAAGCACTTGCTCAATCCCGAAATAGAGGAAAAAGACTTGTACTATGACATAGACGACTTTTCAATCTGTTACAGCAACTTTGAAGATAATCCTTTCTTACCCGATGATTACGTGAAGAAAGTAATTATGAACTGGAAAGGAGATAGAGCAGTTTACGGTAGAGAGGGTAAATGGGTATCACAGAAAACAGGCAAAGAATGGATTTACTCATTCCGCAGGGATTTGCACACTAAGCCAGTTTTCTATGCCAAAGATTTGCCAGTGCATTTGACCTTTGACTTTAATATTCAGCCGTATCAAACGATGTTGTGTATTCAAGTCTTGAAAAAGATAGTAAACGATAAAGAAATATTCGTTGTAAGAGTTTTTAGAGAGTATTGTTCATCAAACCCTAACAACTACCCCGAATATGCCCCCAAGACGTTTATTAAGCAGTATATCAAGAGTTTTGGAGCAGTTCCGTTGTACTTCTATGGCGATGCAAGTGGAAAGAATGGTGCAAACGCTTACAGAGGTATTGAAAACACCATAAAGCCGTATTTGCATAACCTTTCAAACCAAGTACCGAACTCAAACCCTTTCAATGAAGATGCAAGGGATTTTTTGAATGAAGTATTTAGCGGAGAGTATGCCATCGAGGTTGAGATTGATGAAAAGCGATGCCCAAACCTCATTAAAGACTTAGAAGAACTCCAAGAGGGTACAGATGGTTACAATCCCGAAGTGAAAACCATTGACGGCTCACGAGTAGAAACCAAAGGACATTGCTTTGATGCGTTCAAGTATTTTATGTATAAGTATTTCAAGCATTTACACAGAGGAAGCAAATAATTTTTAATTTCTAATAACAATCAAATGAAAACAGCATCTAAGTACAGAAAGAAACCAGTAGTAATTGAAGCTATGCAATTTACTACCAACAATGAAGTTGGAAGCCCAACAATGGATAGCATTATTAATTGGTGCAATCAAGGAAAAGACAAGCCCAATGCTTGGCATAATGGAACTGACATTTTTATTTTTACTCTTGAAGGAGAAATGAGAGCAAGTGTTGGTGATTTTATCATAAAAGGAGTTAATGGAGAATTTTATCCATGTAAAGCAGATATTTTTGCTAAAACTTATGACGAAGTAGAAGAATAACCAAAAGTCCCTGTAATTTTACAGGGACTAATTTTTTTTTAACTCATGGAAGATTTACAAACCATCATTGATGAAGCATTAAGCACCTGCAAAGTGTTCATTGAAACCCAGTATAAACACGCTGATTACGATGAAACTGTAAGGCTCAACACTCTATACAAAAGGCTTGTTACTGGAAAAGACTTTGCACCATTGCTACCTCGTTTCATATTTGGAGAAGATGAAATACTACATACTCAACGTTTGGCTTTGACCGTTGAACCTTTCAAGGCTGCTTATGCTCCATGCTTGTCTAAATTCTACAATGTGTATCGTACCCCAGTAAACAAGAGTATTACTGTCAAGGGTAATGGCAATAAAGATGCCATTGAATACTTTGAAAAGTTCTTCTACCAAAACAAAAGCGTGGAGAACTATTTTAAGGAGTTTATCAAAGCGTTTACCATCAACGACCCTAACGCATTTCTAATTGTTGATTTCTTGCCTTTTGACCCAAAGAAAAAAGGTAAACCGATACCTTACCCAGTAATCGTAAATAGCAATGAGGTTTATGATTTTGGTTACTCAAATACAGGAGAACTAAGCTATTTGTTTTGTTGCATCGAAAAGAATGTATTCGTAACCAACGATAAAACACAGGAGTATGAAAAGAAAGTTGCTAAGGACTATTACTACTTTGGCAAAGGCTTTTGTATTGAGTTCTTGCAAGTATTAGAGAACGATGCTCGTAAGTTACCCGAACCAAACCAAGTATTTGAAAAGCGTGATAAGGTACGGTACAATGTTTACATCAAAAACAAGTACAGTCCTAAGAGAACCGAGATACAACCAAGAATCCAAGCGTTTAGAATTGGTTATGTGAAGTCTGACGACAATCCGAGAGTATTGGTAAGCCCTATTGACAAAAGCACCAGTTTAGCGATTGACTTGATTCGCAACAAATCGAACTTAGACATTTGCCTTTTGCTTTACAATTTTCCTACTCCGATGATTAGAGGGGAACGATGCCCGGGAGAAGTTCACATCGACCCAATGAGAACGTGCAACGGAGGTTACATTTCAAATAGTAGCGATAAGTGTGGAACTTGTAAGGGTTACGGTAAAATCCTGCCAACATCGCCACAACACGCTATGTATATTCCAAACGATACGGACAAAGATGGCAATGTTATTCCGCTTGACGACTGGATGAAATACCTCACTAAGCCGATTGATGGTTTAAAAATGACCCAAGAAGAAATTGAAAGACTGAAAAACGAGATTATGATTTCGGTGTTCAGTTCTGACGATAACAGACAGCAAGGCAATACCTCAACTTTCATCGGCACGAATAGCCAACCAACAGCTACGAGTTCTATTCTGAAAAAGGACAATATCAACAATACGTTGAAACCTTATGCGGACCATAACGCTGAAATGTGGAAGTTTGTAGTTTCGATGTTTGGACAGTTTTACGATTCAGTTCTCGAATGCTCATACGAGTACAAAACGCAAAAGTTTGAGCCACTAACCAAGGAAGATGTCGCTATGGAACTTAGTGCGTTGATTGATGCCAAAGCTGATAAAGCATTGATAGCTGAAAAGCAACGAGAACTTGCTCGAATGACCTTTGAAGCTGATAGTGATTCATTGAAGCGGTACAATGCCAAGATTGTTACATTGCCTTTCATCGGAGAAACGAATATGCCAACAGTCCTTTCGAGTACCTTTGTAATGAAGAAAACGAAAGTAGCTTATCTGTACTTTGAAGATGTTTGGAAACAACTACTTGAAGAAACTCCCGAAATTGTCAATAAAGATGCTAAGGAGATTATGACTGCTTTTGATGCCAAGATTGATGAAATTATGACAGTCGTAGAGAAAGAAAACGAGATAGTTCTGCCAGCTTTGAATCGTAGCACATCGTTCAACAAACCGCAACCAACAAAATGAGCCGTAAAGAGATAGAAAAACGCATCAATGAAATCTTGAAACGACAAGAAAACTTCGCCTTGCTTCTTGAAGAACTGCAAGGCGTTTTTCTTGAAGAACTAATGTCAAGTTACGCATCGGTAGTGTTCAGTAATAGTGCGTATGAAACGTTCTTTATTGAGTTTAATCAAAAGTATCACATCGAAGTAGTTGCAACGCTTATGAATGACATTATCAGCGTTATAGAATCGAATGAAGCATACTTCAAAGAAGAACTTGGACTGGCTACCATTGAGCCAACTGTGAAAAATGCTATCTTGAAAGAGTTTGGTATTACCAGTGCGTATGATATGGGCGATGGATTCCTTAAAAACGTTTGGCAAAGTACAGGAGTAAAAGAATCGGTTCGGTCTTACCTCACTAAGACTGCACGAAATGAGTTACTCAATACTGCCAAAGAAGAACTAAGAACCTTTGTCAAAGGTAATGGCGAAACAATGGGAGTGTACGAAAGGTTTTATTATCGCTCGGAAGATTACAGCCCAATCTCAATATTTGATTCGTATCAAAAGGCTGATAGATTTGCTCAAAACACTTATGCTGAACAATTTGAGTTACAGGCATCTATTTACGTTGGTGGAACAATCGCAGGCACTCGACCTTTCTGTTTAGAACGTAATGGAAAAGTTTTCCTTAAAGATGAAATTCAGTCGTGGGAAAATCTTACCTTTGCAGGTAAACCAAAGAACGGTTATCAACCATTCGAGGATTTAGGCGGTTATCGTTGTAGGCATCATTTATCATGGATTAGCAATGCAACTGCTATGCGTTTAGACAAAACTATTAAAATCAACGATGAAAACAGACTTTACAGAGAAGTATAAATCAGTTGTTGTTATTTGTGGAAACGACACAAGAAGAACCCAGTTGCAGTTTATGATAGGCGAATTAGTTTATTTAACTACCGACCCCGAACAGTTGCAGCGATTTGTTACAGGCATAGTAATTCGACCGAATGATATAATTTATGAGTTGGCTTGTGGCAAAGACTTATCCAACCATTACGAGTTTGAAATGACAAAAGATAAAACAGTATTCTAAAACGAACAACTCACGTTCGGTTTCTTCTTAGAATCCGTCTTGATGTTTGTTTGTTTGTGAACATCAGAAACTATGCGAAAGATTTTTTGCATAGTTTTTTTTATTTTGTTGCGAAATGTTTTAACTTTACGGCAGTTTAAACAATCAAACAAACAAACAACTACAAAAATGGACAAACGCCCAACGCACGTTCTTTCTATTCCAAGAAACTTGACAGAAAGAGAAATTGTAAATCTTGCTAAACGTCAGCAAGAATGTGTTCGAGAAAAAGAGCAGCTTGAAAACTTGATGAAAACGGAGGTTCAGAAAATGAAAACCAAAATTGCCGACAAAGCCAATGAAGTTAAAACCCTCGGCAATCGCATTACCTCCGCTACTGATTACGTTGAGCATCTTTGCTACGTCATTAAAGACAGAGAGCAAATGAAAACTATCTACATTGCCGTTGAAACTGGCTTGATTATCAAAACGGAAGATTTCACACCTGCACAGGCTCACAGACAGATTACAATTCTTGAAGGGCATTTCATCGAAGAAAGCAAAGATAACTTAGAAGAAACGGCTTTTGATTTGTTCGACCAGTTCATAAAAAAGGACATCGAAGCAATGACCGCCAAAATTGAAAACTTCGATTATATGGAGTTTTTGTCGAGTTTAGCTGATAGTGAAGAGCATAAGTACAAGTATGTTGCCTTGACCATCGACAAAATGATTCAAGATGATGTATTTGATACCGATGGAGAGGTTTTTGAGTTTGACACCTACTACGACATCATTGAAGCGTTTTGGAAGTCATACAATCCATTTGAGGAACGAAACAATGAAGTTCCTCCACCAGTTGCACAGGCAAGCAATGAGGAAGTTATCACAGACCATCAAGCCCCGAAAGATTTGGGCGATATTCCTGCCAACAATGTAGAAGAATCGTTGAGTGAAGAGTTTCCAACTAATTTACCCGAAACTCCAAGCGAAACACCAACAAGCAAGAAAAAAGGTAAAAAAGACACAGAACAGTAATTATTCATCATAGGTAAGGTTTAAAAAGCAGAGCATTAGTTCTGCTTTTTTTGCACTATTTCAATAGAAAGTACCGCAAAAGCCGAGTATTATATCGAAAATCATTGAACTATTCTAATAATGAGATTTGTAACTATAAAATTAAACCCTATGGGAAAGCCAAGAATGACCCAAAGGGATAAATGGGATAAAAGAGATTGTGTTTTACGATACTATGAGTTTAAAGACGAATTAATTAGGCAATATGAAAAGCACAAGATTAATTTAAACGATGGAGTTTTAAGGGTTAGGTTTGTTCTGCCTTTTCCTAAAAGCTATAAAATAAAGAAAAGGGATTTATTAAGAGGAAAACCTCACCAAGAAAAACCCGACATTGACAACTTAGTAAAAGCAGTCCTTGATTCAGTATTGAAAGATGATAAAGCCGTTTGGAAGTGTGTAGCTGAAAAAGTATGGGGAGATACTGGTCTAATCATTTTCGCAATAGACGAGTAAAAATTTTTGGTAAATAAAAAGATTTGTATATTTGCACAGTTTCAAACCATAAACAAATAAATGTCATGCAGAAGCATTATAGAAACAAAAAAAACGGTGAAGTTAAAATGTTAAGCCCTCAAATCATCAAAGCATCGGGCGATGAAGAATTTTGGGAAGAATTGACAGCCGAAGAAATTGCATTGTTAGAGGGAAAAGTTACTGATGAACAGGAACAAACCGAAGCAGTAAATACGCAAGTTACAGCTACACCAGTTGTTAGCAAAGTTGTTGGAGGTGGTAGTAAAAAACCATCAGAACCTAAAAAGGACGAACCAAGCGATGATAAGCCAAACGACAACGGAGTAAATCCAAAGTCTGATGGAAAAGACGGAGAAAATTCTGATGAAATCATTGCTGTAACAGCCAACGAACTTAAAGAGCAATGAGCGAACAAATAATTAAATTCCCTTCTACCAATGGTGGAGGGGAATACCTTTTAACAGCAGAGCAAGCCGACTTACTAAGAAAGAACGGTTTACCTATTGGAGAACCAATAGAAGCTGTTGAAGTATCGAATCCTGCCCCAGTCGTTACAGGCGGAGCAAAAAGAAAACCAGTCGTTTCGGGAGAAGCAACTGAAACCACCACAGAGGAAGTATAGGGATATACTGACTTTTCACTTAAATTGGGCAATCCAGCCGTAAAGGAAAATGAACGAAGAACAAATCAAAGCCTTGCAAGCAGCTTTCGCACTTGCAGCAAAACAACTGGCACAAGCCACAGGGCTAACAGAAACGGAAGTTACTGCCATGCTCAATGAGAACAAAGAAACCGACTTGCAAGCAAAAGTTAATTCAAGACTTGCAACGCAGTTCAACGATGGAAAAGATACTGGACTAAAAGAGGGTTCGGCAAAAGTCAGAGGTCAGTTAGATGCTGCCTTGAAAAAGAAAAACATTACCGTAAACTTTGGCGAGTTTGGAGATGATTTTCTCGGTGGACTTGAAGCTGAATTTGCAAAACTCTTAAAAGTTGAGCCTAAGACTTCGGAAGAAGTTGCCAAGTTGAAATCACAGGTTGAAGAATTGAAAACAAACCTTGCCAATGCCGAAAACAAAGCTACGGTAGCTAAGACAGAAGCTGAAAAAGAGTTTGGTACTAAGTTGGATAAAAAGCTAAGACGTTTAGATGTTGAAAAACTATTGATTGCCCAGTTAGAAGAACACAAAGCGATTGTTCCTACTGATGCAGTTGTGGCTCAAAAGCGTTTAGATGCTTTTCTTCGTCAGTTAGACAATTACGATGATTTCGAGTATGATGAAGCATTGAAAGACTTCCGTCTTAAAAACGATAAAGGCGAGTTGTTTAGAGATACTTCTACTAATTTACCTTTGACATTGATAAAAAATGTAACCAAGGACTTAATTAGTACCTATTATGACATTTCAGAAGCTGACCCAAAAGGTGGTGGAAGTATTGACCCAGCCAAAGGTGGTGGAGGTGGACAATTTAACTTTCAACACTTCAAAGGCACTCCGCCAAAAGATAAGACCGAGTACGTAAAACTATTAGGTAATGAAGATTTAGGCACAGATGCCTTGACAGAGGTAAAAACTTACTTTAACACGGTAGTTGCACCTCAACCAAGTAATTAACTTTTCTTCGGGGTTTCGATTGCTCCGAAGATTTTAACTTTTAATTTTAAAATTTACAAGAATCATGTACGAGCAAATTGACGATGCCAAACTCCAAGAGTTAATTGTAGATGCCGAATCAGCATGGAAAAAAAGCCACGCAGTTCAAGATTTGAACAAAGTATATTCGGCAGGATTCCTTAGAGCATTAAGCGGTGTAAAAGCTGCTGAAATCACTAAGATGAAAGACCCAAATCGCACCCCTAAAATCAAAATGTGGTGGATTGAAGCGTGTGATGATGAAAACCATGTTGTAGTAACGAACAACGCTTGGGTACGAGGTATTCCTTGTTCTCATGGTGGTTTTGACATTTCGACCAACTCGGCAGAGTATGAGTTGAAAAAAGAGTTTAAGATTGAGTTTGTTGTGCCAACGACATTTCACGAATCTAAACTTACTCCCGAAATGGCTTTTGCTGCTGCTTACAACAAAGCTGTATTCCAACTGACAAGAGAAATTGACACCTACATTGGTTCTAAATTGTTCCAATGGGCAGGTATCAATAAGCACCAATTTGGTATTGGTAAAGCGGCAGGTGTTGCTCCAAACGCATGGAACTTGACCAAAGTACCATACTGGAATACTAACAGCACGGATTTTCCTGCTTACCTCGACCAGTTGGAAGATTACAACGGTTTTGCAGGTGGAATTATGATTGATGGCGGTATGCTTTCATTGAACACAAGAGAAGCACAAGGAGCAACCCTTGAAACCTACTCTTGGGGAGATAGAAGAGTTTACAAAGCCGTAAAATCTTTCAATACACTTGGTATGCAACCAACAGCCAACGGCTTGTATCACGGTTTGTATGTTTCGCCCGGTTCGGTTTGTATTGTAAATGATTACAACAATAAATCAGAATCGCCAGTAACCAAGAAAGGTTCGGGTTATGAGTTCATGCTTTCAAGTCGTAATTTGCCCGGCGGTTTCGTTGATGGCAATGGCGACCCAATCAAGATGGACTTGAAAGTAGAGCGTATCATGTCGCCACTCGAAGCATCGAAGTACCAAGGCTACGATGTTACTGGAAAATGTCAAGAACACGACTATTTCAGATTGTCGGTTTTCTTAGATATATTCTTAAATCCGAGAGCTTGCGGTCAAGAAATGACAACAGGTATTATTCACGTAGTTGCAGACAAAGCAGTTGCTCCCGAAGCATCGGCTGAACGTTGGAATAACACTTGGCAGGTTAATGCTTAAAGTTTTAGTGGTTAGGTTAAAATTGAATAGATGAAGCAAAAAGGTAAGACGTTTGTCTTGCCTTTTTTGTTTTACCAAACTAATAAGTAACTTTGAAAAAAAATCATACGATGGAAATAGAGAAAATACTCGGAGTAGATAAACCATTGATAGACTGCTTAAATTCTTTGGTTGGTATCAGTCGCTCAAATTGTAACCAGTGCTTACCATCTTACCCAGTCGATAAGGTTGCTGAAATTACTACCTCAACATTGGGTTTGTATGTTGATGAAGATGTTCAATTTAAGCCATGCCTTATGAATAACTTAGGTAATGACTGTAAAGCAGGTGGTGTGTGGGATAGATTTTTGTTAGCTAAACAATCGGCTATTGTCGATGTGATTTCAGACATAAAAAGTCTATACAGCGTTTCGCTTAGAAATAAGATTGACCGACCTCTAAATATAGGTCTGACTGATGTAAATTTAGGTATGCTAAGTTCATCATCAGCCAATGGTAAGAAAAGTTTTGAACTGCATTTAGGTAAATTAGGCGGTGGAATCATTCACTTTAAAACGATGGCATTTCTTGGAAAACTTGTAAATCCAACAGAACCTTACAGCGTTCTTGTAGAGTTCAAGTATAAAGACGAGCAAGATTCTTTCTTTGAAGCGAATTTCCCAGTAGTAAATACTTTCATGTACGGTAGATGGAATGCTGATGCCACATTTAGAGGTTTACCCGAAGATGGTTTCAAAGTTGCTACCGATGGCAGAGTTATTGAAGTTTACTACGAACTGGACACATCAAAGGTAATTCCTTATGACAATGTTTTACGTTGCAATGGTTGCCAAAATGCTTTGTCTGAACTCAAACCATTCTTTGCAGGTAATGAACTCCCAAGCGGTACAGGTAATGGCATTTGTTTAGGCACTCAATTCTACTGTAATTCTGATTATATCGCTTGTGCATTGGCACAGTCGAATGATGCTGCTAAAAGGCTCATAGGTCAAATGATAGTAGCAAGAACTATTCAATACTTCATTCAGCGAGAGAAGAACAGAAACACGCAAGGAACAACGATGGTAAACGTCTTAAAATCTCAATCAGATAGCACGTATTACGATGGTTTGATTAGTGGTTATTCAGCCGTTTACACAAATCGGTACAGTCAGTTTTCTAATGATTACGAACTAAAAAACCTTACCACTCCATGCTTTTCTTGTAGAAGCGGTACTGGTATTCAGATAAGAGGAATCTTACTTTAAAAAATGACCGTAAAGGACTTAAAAAATAGAGTTGATACAGTTATCAACGGTTTAGAAGAAAAAGCCTTAGAAATAGCCGCTATAATGGCTATTTCGGGGCTTTCTGTTGTTAAGAATCGTTCGATAAATGATGGAATCTTTATTGATGGAGAAGATGGTAATTTTGGACAGTATAGTACAGTAGAATTACCCAGTTTCTTTTTTATTGGAAAAGAACTAAATAAGGCAGGTACTGACTATCTAAAATCACATCAAACCGTTACGTGGTCAGACTTTAAAGAAGCACAAGGCAGAGGTAGTGAGAACGTAAATCTTTCTTACTCAAACCGTATGTGGACATCATTAGCGATTGTCAAACAAGGTGTTTTCGATGGCATTGCTAAAAGTGCTATTGGTACAACCGATGCAGAGGTAGAAAAATATTTACCCTACCTCGTAAAAAGATACGGCAACTTTATTACTCCAACTGATGCAGAAAAGGAAGAGTTGATAAAAGATGCTACCGAAGAGTTAATCAGACACATTAAATCTATCTTATTTCGATGATTAGAGATATAGCGAGAGTTTTCAGAAATAAACTCAACAATGATTTTTATTTACCCGATGGGCTTGGAGTTATCACACACTTAGCAGGATTGACAAGGGTAAAAGAAGTTTCAATCAGTCAAGGACAAATCAGAAAAGTACCTGTGCCAGTTGATTGTGATGAAGTAGAAGAAGAATTGTGTAACGACTGTGAGCCAATTTTCAAACTTGTACCCGACCAAACAAAACGGTGTATTGTCTATTTTGAGGGTACTGATGCAAAGTTAGTTCAGAGTATGCCCAACGTTTCAAAATATAGTTGTAATTTGGTGCTTATTTGTTGGTATAACTCACAAGGTTTTCAGCCAGTTGAAAATTTACACACTCGACTTTCGAGTTTGTTCATCAATAAGCTAAAAAGTATTCAGACACATAGCCAAGAGTTGAGCATTAAAGAGGTAGAGGTTATTAGTGTAAATGATAGTAACGGCAACATCTTTTCAAAGTACACTTATTCAGATTTTAGAAGTGCCTATTTAGGCTGTCCATTTGGTTCGTTTTCAATTAACTTTAAAATAAATTTTTCATCAAATGAAGTTCAAAGCTGTTTTTCGCCTATTGTTCCTGTCAATTTTGACGGGTGTTGTTGATGGATTCTTTTTGATGTATGGCATCGACCGAGATACGCCAAGCATCATTCAAGAATCTTTGTCAGTCGCTTGCGTTGGTTATGTATTTACGATTATTCTTATGGATTATGGAATGATTTTTCATTGGTATAAAAATCTACTCTACCATCTATGCGAGTATTTAGGAGGTTGCAACAAATACGAGTTTTATCTCAAATGGATTGGTAAACCACTTGGATTATGTGAAACCTGTTTTACTGGACAGTTAGCACTTTGGTATTACCTGCTTACTCGACACACTAACGTTTATACTTTCAACGACTTAATTAACTGGTTTCACAATTACAATTTTTTTGAGCATATCACGCTGATATGTCTTTCTATTTTATGGGTTAATCTTATCACAAACATTGAAGAAAAATGAAACAAACAAACAACATCAAATGTCAAGAAATACCGTTAGATGCAACGGAATTCACGAGTGAAGAAACTGGAATAAAGTACATCATCGAAACCAACCTATCAGAGTTACCATACGAGAGAGCCAAGCATATTGATAAGTACATGGCTTATTTTGTTTTCGGCACAACATGGGAGGTTATCGTTGAGCGATTAGTTAAGGCATTGGATTTGCTCGATGGAGAAACCAACAAAGAAAAGAATCAAGCAAGAACGCTAATCTCAAACTTGATTGATGGCATGACCAATGCAGATTTGAAATACGACCCTGCTTTTTGGATTTGCTCATTAGCGATGAATCGCTCAACTGAATCTTTTCGGGGAGATTGGGATAAGAACATTGCAAAGGAAAAAATTGAAGATTGGTCGAAAAACTTCAAGCAAGGTTTTTTTTTACACTTTGCAGCGAGTTGTGCGGTAACTTATCCGAACTTAAACAATATTACTTTCCTCGAATCTTTGATAGAGGGGAAAAGCACAAAAGAAGTCGCAGTAATGGCATCGAGAATGATGAACTTATTCTCACAAAATCAATAGAAGATGTTTTGTTAGAGCATGAAAAGCTACATTCAGACATTTGCTTTATACTTCAAGAAGTTGCACCCATAGGAGATTTATACAAATTATCTTGGGTGCAAGTTTTTAGTTTATACGAATCACAGTTAGAAAAAATCAAAAAGCAAGCAGAGATTGCTGATAAAATGAAGTTCAGAAATGGATAATAATGTACTGATAGAATTTGGGGCGAAATTATCGAACCTTATTGCCGAACTAAAACAGGTTTCGGGGCTTTTGGATAATGTCGATGAAAAAGAGGACAAACTCCAAAAGAAAGATACGTTTAAGGGTACTTCTGAAAGTGCTAAGGCTTATAATAGGGTTTTGCTCGATAATAGCAAAGTCTATCAGACGTTAGAAAATTCTGCCAAGTCTTATGAGAAAGAATTAGAGCGATTAAAAAAGATTCAATCAGACTTAATTAGACAAAAGGCACAATTCTCTAACAGTAAGGAATACGACCGCCTTACAGGGGATTTAACAGCCGTAAACGGACGTATTTCTGAAATATCATCAGCACTTCAAACATTCAATGGTGGGGTTAATAACTCCACCAGTTTGCTTTCAAGATTTGCAGGTTTCGCCAAAGGTGCTATTGGTGCAGTTGGTGCGTTGTTTATTGCTGATGCAGCCTTAGACATAGAGGGTCAAATATTTGATGTAACTGCCAAATATGAAGCGTATCGTGCCACACTCCAAAACGCTACGCAAGATGAAATTGCTACTGCCGAAGCGATGGAAATGGTTGCCAATGTTGCCATCAAGTCGAACTTTACCGTCGATGAACTTACTGGAAGCTACATAAAATTAGTTAATCGGGGTATCATTCCTACACGAGAAGAACTGATAAAACAGGGAGATATAGCAGCATCACAGGGCAAAGGTTTTGACCAACTAACGGAAGCTATACTTGATGCCATGACCAATGAGTATGAACGGCTCAAAGAATTTGGTATTAAGGCTCGAACCATTGGCGATACGGTTTCTTTCACGTTCAAAGGAATTACCAAGGAAGTTAAGAAAATGGACGAAGAGGGCATCAAGAACGCCATTCTTTCGTTTGGAGATTTGCAAGGTGTAGCAGGTGCAATGAGTGCAACCTCAACTACATTAAACGGTCAGTTATCGGCAATGTCTGACAACTGGGAGCAAATACTTAAAAACTTAGGAGAGGGTCAAAGTGGTATTTTCCATGCAACGGTTACGTTTTTGGCTGATATGGTTGGTTGGCTCAAAGAAGCTACTTCGATACCATTTGACAAGAAACTCCGTGATGAAAAAATAGAGTTAAATTCTTTGGTAAACTCCATCATTGCAAGCAATGAAAATTCAGCCGTTAGGAGCAAGTTAATGACTGAATTAATCAATAAGTACCCAAGTATTCTACGGTACATTGATGCAGAAAGTGCAAGTAATGGACAGTTGCTAAATGCCTTGAAATTGATAAACGCAGAGTATGAAAGAAAAATCAGATTAGCGGCTCGTAGCAAGTTAGCTGATAATGCTTTACAGAACGCTACCGATTCGCAGTTGAAAGTTGAAGAGGGTTTCAAGACTATCTTTGATGAAACTGGTGGAAAAGGAAGTAATAAGGCAGGGTTTGAGCGATTACTCAAACAACAGGGTCAGTCCTTAGATGGTTTCCTTACTGCTACTTCTAAAAAGCAGAGAGAAATATTATTAAAGGTTCAAGCCCAACTTGATAAAGACAACGGTATTTTCAGCAAGATAAATGCCACTCAATTTGGTAGAGCGTTCAAAGATTTGATTGAGGGATTAGATGAATCAGCCAAAGCACAAACCGAATACAATAAGGTGTTAGTTGATAATGAGAAAATCAATGACAATTTCGCTAAACAAGATAAAGCGAGAATTGATGCTGAACAGGCTAAAATTGATTACCTCAAAAAGAACAAAGCCATCAACGGAGAACTCTATTCAGAGATTAGAAACAATCTTGAATTGCAGTCTAAACAACTGGCATCGGAGATTAGTCAAACCTCCGCCACAAAACAAAATGCCGAAGTTCTTAAACAGAAAAATGCTCAACTCCAACAGTATAATAAAGAGTTGAAAGAAATGGCTAAAAATTCTGATAGTGGTGTATTACCCGAAAGTGTGCGTAAGAGAGCCATCAACGATATTGAAAAACCGTTGCAAGGCTACAAGAACAGTTTAGCAGGAGTTCCCGCAGTTCCCAAAGCAGACAAGCCAAACATTGCTACCACTCCAAACGCAGGTGCAAGTAATGCAGAAAAAGAGTTGCAGAGAGAACAGCAGCGTTTGCTAAAACTGCAAGAAGATTATAAAGAAAAGTTAGCAAGTTTGGAACTTGATTCTGAAAATGTACGCTTATCGTTACTGGACAAAAAGAGCCAAGAGTATATCGACAAAAAGAAAGAATACGACTTAAAACTGGTTGATGCAGAGCGTGAAAAGTTCAAAGAGTTGTATAATATTCAAGCAGGTCAAGTATTACAGAACGGCAAAGATGATAAAGGCAATCCCGAATTTAAGTTGTTTACTCGTAAAGAAGTATTAGTGAAATCGGGTAAATCAGAACTCGAAGCTGAACTGGAATTAGAAAAAGAGTTTGCTGAAAAAAGCGTTGAAGTTACTGAATTGCTCAACTTGAAAAAAGATGTAATAAGAAAAGGAGCAGATAAAGAAACTATCAACTTACAGCGAGAAACTGCTAAAATTCTGCTAAACCTGCAAGGTGAAAGCCTTAGCAAAGAGTTAGCACAACTTGAACAAAAGTATGCAGAATTGTACGAAGCCAATAAGTCCAACGGTGCAGTTTCGCAAGCATACTTTGAACAGTATCTAATCGACCGAGAAGGCTTGCGTAAAAAGTATGCAGACAACGAAATCGAAACTGAAAGAAAGCTGGCAGAGGATTCAGTTGATTTGCTCAAAAAAGACAAAGGAGAACGCCAAGAAGATTTTGAGAAAAGAGTAGCGAAAGCAAGGTTAGATGTCAAAATTGAGTTTGCACAAAAAGCCATCGAATCCGAAATTGCTTATCAGACTGCAATGCTTGAACTGGCTCGTATTGGTGGTCGAGAACTTACTGATGAAGAAAAGAAGAATTTCGATAATAGATTACAGTTGTTGAAAAATGCAAGTGCCAAAGCAAAAGGCGAACTTAATAATTTAAACGAAACTACATCGGAAAAATTCAAAGAGTACAGCAGTATTTGGGATTTGACATTTAAAACTCTTGGTGTAAAGTTTTCAGACAACCCCGAATTAAACGATGCTATTACTGGTAAGTTTACCAAAGCGATGGGAATGGTAGGCGATGGTTTAAAGCAAATGCTTGATGCTGAATCACAAGCGAGCAAAGATAGACTTGATTCTTATGAGGAAGATTTGAATAGAAAAAATGACCTCCTCAACCAAGAAATTGAAAAAGAGAAACAAGGACTTGCCAATTCTGCCAACGAGAAACGTGCCGAAGTTGAGAAAACCAAAAAGCTACGTGATGAAGAAAAAGAGCATTACAAAAAAGTGCAGAAAGAAAAAGCAGCTATTGAATCTTTGGAAATGGCGAGTGCAACCGCTTTAACTATTGTCAATATGATTGCATCGGCATCGCAAACCATTAAAGACTGGTCGAAAGTTCCTTTTGTTGGTGTTGCTATTGGTATCGCATCAGCCATCAGTTTGATTGCAACGTTTGCAAGTATCAGAGGTAAATTTAAAGCTGTAAATAGGCTTAGAAAGGGTAAACGATTAACCGCAGGTAGAAGCCATGAAAACGGAGGTATGGACGTTGTAGATTCTCAAACTGGCGAGCCATTATACAACATTGAAAAAAATGAGTGGTTAATGGGTTCAGAGCCATCGGAGAAACACAACGACCTTTTAGGACACATCAATAACGATAGCCTTAGAAGATTGCCATTTTCCGAGCAAAGAAAGTTGCTTGCTCCTTTGGGTGTAGTTATGCACAATAACGCTGTTACTCATACCGACAAAGCTATTCGTGAATCAAAGTATGTGATGGAAAGCAAAGAGCGTGTTTTAATGAATGATTACCACTATAAAAAACTCATTCTCACAATGGAAGCCGTGAAAGAAAATACCGAAATCTTAAAAGATGAAAAGTTAGAGTACATGGAAAATGGTAAATTTGCGAGAGTAAAACAAGGTAAAATTGTAGGAATCAAAGAAGAACCAAATTATTAAATTATGTCTTTTGAATCAGCTTTATTTATAAACGGTTTGAACGTAAAGGTTAGTCCAATAGGGCTAACCAATTTGCGTTTAGTGATAGAGAAAGAAACCGAAACATCTTTTTTTAGAAGAAAGATTAATGGAGATATTGAGTTTGGTAAATTAGACTGCAATATTCTACCCGAATTAGAAAAGGAATGTTGTAAAACGTTCCCATTTACAATTTATCGAACCTGTCAAGGAGAAAACACCGTATTTGTTACCGCAGAACTGCCCTCAAAAGCCTTTGATTGGAACAAAGTTAGTAACACGGTTAAAACTACCAAGATAGACATTGCAGATAGCTACAAAGGCGTTTTTCGCAACTGGGAAAAAAAGATAAATATGTGTACGATGCCTTTCAATCGAAAGTTGAAATACTGGTACAGAAAAACGAATAGTAGTGGCGAGATTGATAGCTACACTTACCCAACCATAACGAGCAATAGAGGTAGGCGTTTCGCTGATTGGGTTTTTTATTGCGTACAAAAGACTTTTGATGGAACTCCTTATAATTCCATCATTCCAAGTTCGATTTCGTTTATGAGCCAAATTATGGACTTAAACATAAATCCTTGTACTGGTCAGCAATCAATATTTACCCATGCAATGACTTTTCAAATCAGTGATTTTGTTGAGCCGCACTCTTCAAGCCCTGCCGATGGAACGTTAGCAGATGGTAGAATTAATGAAAGCATGGCAATTTCATTAAAAGACTTACTTTCGAGTTTAAAAATATTGTTTCGGTTAGATTGGTACATTGATTCTATCACAGGTAAATTTAGAATCGAACACGAATCATTTTTTGCAAATGGATATAGTTACTCAACTACCGAAAACAATATTGGCTTAGACTTAGACGAATCCAAGTATAGTCAAAATGTTGCAAGGATTTACGGAAGTTATAAGAATGATTCTGCCGAAATGTATGGTATTCAAGAACTTGAAATTAGCCAAAACAAGGCACTAAATTCTGATAAAGCAGCCATTTCAGATTCTACCGTAGTTGTTCCTACTGATGGAATGTTTAACTGGTTTAATACTTATCAGTTCAGTAAAATAGATGATTTCGAGTTAGGAAATGTCAAGTACGATAGTGAGTGTGCTATTCTTAATGACAAAGGAGAGTTACAAAAAAATACACTTCAAAACGATATGTTTGTTACATTTGTGAACGGTGTAGTAATGAATCCCGAAAATTTAGATAAAACCAAATGGGTTTTAATTGACTGCTACGAAGAACCTCAAATTGGAGAGATTGGAGTGTTACCCGAAAACCAAGCATATTTGATAAAAAAAGCAACGTGCGAAAGAAGTGCTTTGTCAAATGTTCTAAATGCTCGATTATCGGCAACCGCATTAATGAGAGATTTTCATAGGTGGGAACGTCCATTTGAAAGAGGTCTAATGAACTATTCAGATACTCCAAATGGAGAAAAAGGAAAAGGTATTTACAGAGAAATGTATTCAGTAAAAAAGACAAAGGTTCTTACTGAAAAAATAAATATCCCTTTTTGTTGTGATGATTCTTTTGATTTCAGAAAGTTGATTAAGTACAAAAACTTAAAAGCTGACCTAAAACGTGCAGAGTTCTTTTTTAGCAGCGAAACGATAGAACTTGAATTGGTTTTGCCAAGTAGTTGTGATTCTGATTTGAAGTTTCCAGTTGGAGGTTCAACAGGTTGCCAAGCACGAGGAACTTTCTTGTATGAAGAGGATTGTTACCAAGTTGTAAGTAGAAATGTTGATACTAGTAGCGGTTATGGTTGTGTTAGTTTCCCTGCTAACTGGTACGGAAAACGCAAATTTTATGCTGATGGAGAATGTGGCTCATATTATGAGGAAGTTTATTTAGAAGCTGATGAACCTCAAAATGATTGTTAATTATGAAAGATTTTTTAGTGTTGCCTTTTAAAAGCGATGTTAGCAAGTTGGAAATTTTCAATGCTGACAGGTATAATGATTTTCCGAAAGAAGAATTTAAGATTTATACCAAACAAGGCGAAATGTTGCCTTTTATCTGCCCCATCGAAAACATTGGTTGTGATGGAGCAATAGAAGTTTATACCATCATTGGCGAGTTTCTGTATAGAATAGAAAACGACCAATACAAGCATAAAATCATAAAGAATGGCAGTAAAAAATTCGTTATGTTTGAGGGTGGAACGCTACCATGTTTCTTACTTCCTCCGTGCAACTTAGGGTACTACCTAAAAATTGGTAATATGTATTCAGAAAGTTTCTATGTTTTCGAGGGTACTGGTTTTACTAAATTAGAAGTTGGTAACGCTACGAGTTTCAAAAACATACCTTACAACCTTGGATTCAAGCAATGGTTTTGGATTCAAGATGAACTTTATGAGCCGAACTATGAAACTTATAGAGTTGATTCAAAAGACGAAAAAGGTTATGAGTATTTAAAATACGGTCGATTGATTCCAAATTATACGATTTTTAGTTATGGTGTACCCACTCACATAAAGCGTTTTTTTCACAGTTTGGAAATGCTCGATACAATCAACCTTACCGATACAAGTGGTAAGGTTTTTACCGTTTTAAGCAATCAGACAAAAGTTAAATCTTCGGTACAGGATAATAGAGCCACTTTGTTTGATACTGAATTGTCGTTTGTTGGTTCAGAAAGTACAGAGCAAAGTTCTTGCGATAGTTCAGACTTTATTTTAGACACCACTTGCCCAGCGATTGTAGAGCCAACAATTAGACTTTGTGAGCCTATCACTCCGATTACAGATGTAGAAGTTGGTTGCTTGCCAAATCCTATTGATGATGTTGAAGTAGATTGTTGTGGCAGCAATAATGATATTGATTTTTTTGCAACAGTAACTTATGAAAGTATATGAATAAAGTTTTAATCAGAATCGGTAAAGGTTACAGAATCCAAGATTTTGTATATGGCTACTCCCTAACGAACAATGTTAGTACCGTCCAAAATTGGCAGGATAGCAACGTTTTGCGTGTTCAGAATGGTTCTTATTGGTTTTTTTGTAAGAACCATGACGGCACTATTTATTTTTCGTTCTTCAAGCAGGTTAATTGTGAAAACCAACCTTGCAGTATTCAGTTTGTAACTTTCAGCAAGAAAGGTACTTCAAACTGTACTATTACTGGGTTGAATCCTTATTATCCTATTACTGGTAATAGTTGTTTGATTACTGGTTTAAGTCCTTACGTTGTAAACGGTTTACAATCGTGTACAATTTCAGCACTCCTACCATACATCAAAACAGCAGATTCTCAGCCACAATCGTTCATTGGTGTAATTGGCTTAAACGTATAAAAGATGTCAGTAAAAACAACATTTTCAGCAACAGAGGTATGCGATAGCTACGGAGTAGCAGGTTCGCAAGTTACCCAAACATGGTACATTCCGCAGGGAGAAAGTATGCGTAATGGATTGGTAATTTACACCGATGCACCTATGACCCAAAAGCTACAAGCAAATAAGGTTTACGGAGCGAGTTACAACGGTGTTTCTTATAGTTTCTCAACAAACAGTAATAGTGAGGTAATTAACCTTGCTCAATGTGTATCTACACCACCAGTAGGTCAGCTTTCAGTTTTAAATCAGTTTGCTACTGGGTTAATTTCTGATAGTGGTTATCAATTCGATTTTCCAACGCAGGTAGATGGTAGCGGTAATGTTTGGAATAACCTCACTATTACAGTAGGTTCAAACAACAAGCTAACAGTTGTTGAGGATTTAAGGGGTTGGTATGGTTCGGGAAATCTTAGATACATAGTTGAAAGTTCAAACAATTTTCTTACGAAAGCACAGTTGGAAGCAATCGACTTTTCCAATCAGAAAGGCGAAGATGTGTTGATTTTGGCGGTAGATGCAAATACAATAAACAATGAACATACGCATTGTGGTTGGACTTTTGTTCACATCAAAGGTGATTCTTCAACGCCTGTACCCTCGTTTCTTGCAAGAAACCCAAATAAGCGTATGCCACAAATGGCTTACAGTTTTCCAAATGTAACCTTGCCAGCGAATAAACAAAACGTTATTTATTTTCGTCAGACAGATGATAGTGGAGCAAATGAAGTATCATCGGCTTTTCTTCAAAAAGGTTGGAGCATTGGCAAAGGTGGTACAGGTATGCACCAATTTGTAGGAATTTATGACGAATGGATTAGACAACAGGTAGGAAACCCAATACCGTACCATGTAACTATTCCGTCAGAAAACAAATACACCATACACGATATAGCGATAAAATCGGCTGAATGGCTTAGAAATAGTTCTATGAACACTATTTACAACGCCTTTACGGAAGTAATAAATGCAGGTAGCGGTAAGGGTTTTTTGTTTCTTGACTGGGAGTATATTGGTTTTGATATTTGGTCGCAAGATGTTGTAAATAAACTCACTACTTTGTTTCAGAAATTCTATGAAGCAAATCCAAATACTATGTTTACGTCCTATATTCATGCAAATCCGTTCTATGACATTACACAAGACCCGACGACCATTTCGGGAAGGGATTACCACAATGCAAAGTTTAACAAAACTTTGTCTCAACTTGCAGGTGGTTTCTTTGGACATACAGGCGAAATTTTGAATGTGAACACAGGAGCAGGTACAGGAGTGTATCAAATTATGGGTAAACACATGGCTTCATGGGTTGGAATATACAATTACACCATCAAGAAAACAGTATTGTATAATACTATCCAAGAATTTGAGTTAATGGCAAAATTTGAGATAGAAGCCGTTTCTCTAAATTGGAGCTTGACAGAAGGTTTAGGTGGTAGTGATTTTGATACATGGCCGAGGCGATTTAAAAAGTCAAATGGTCAAAGTTATTACCGCCAAACAAAACCGCCATGCCAACCATCGCACATGAGAAACATGACTATTTTATCAAATTTCTTTGGTAAAGGAACATGGTTTTGGGATGAGCCATTGCCGTTTATGGAAGGTTATGACTATTGGGGTTCAAATGCGAGAGACATTAACGACCAAGATTATTTAGGAGTTGATTTTGTTGCACCACATAGTTCAAGTATGCACTTTACAAGCATGATAGGCTATGATTATGCCACAAGAGGGCTTTATGAGTTGTCATTTAGTAGTGATATTATTGGAACTGGAATAAGTGGAATCATTCGACCAGAATTTTCAACTAATGGTGGAACGAGTTACTATACAGGTAACGACCTTTTGCCAGCATCGGCACAATACTTGCGTATTCCGATTGTAAGAATGAGAAAACACCCAACGCTCAACGAATGGGTATTAGTGGCAGTAACCATGTACCAAAATCACTGGGAAAATCAGACTTTGAAAGTAAAAATTGCTGATAAGACCATTGATGTAGTATTAAAAGGACTGCATTGTAATTTAAGTCGTATAAAATTAATTTAGTAACTATTAAACTTTCAATACAATGAATAATTTAGGTGTACCAAACAAGTCGCTGACTTGGACAAATAAAATAGGTATTAGTGAAAATATGGATGAAAGAGCAAGTATTTTGCTCGAACTCTATGTGAATGACACCCTTGTTAGAAGACAATGGAACAAAGATGGCGGAGTTCATGGCGACGATAACCATACAGGAAATGGAATCGTAGTTAATGTTGATGATATAATTGAATTTAGAATATACAATTTGTCATTAAATAGGTTGCCAATGCAAATAATCGTTATGAATGGCGATACAACAAATACAAACAATATCAATTCTTTTCCAACAGGAATGGTAGATGGTAATGGTTCGGTTGATGGAAGTAGCGTGAAATTGCATAAAACCTTGATAGGTGGACAAAAAACTATTATGAGATTTAAAGCCTCATCCGTTGCGAATAGTTGGTGGAAAATTAACTGTAATTGTGTTTTCTTAGAGTCAAATGGTAATATGACACCTGTAAACCCTAACAATGGAATAGATTATGGTGCAGATTTTTTTCAATTAGATTATTCGGGTGGTAACATTCGTTGGAATAATCCTACTATTTCGGCAGGAAACCAAATCGTGTTACCAAATACGGCTACATGGGCAACTGCAAATGGACAGGAAACTAACTATTGGTATAATTCGGGTTCAAATGCGTGTGCAAGTCCAACAGCGTTGAGCATAAGCCCAACAGGTACACTAAATAAGTTGGTTGGAGAATCTATTACATTAACAGCATCGGCAACAGGTACAGCTTTAAGGTATCAATGGATTAAGGACGGTTTTTTTGAAATTCCAAACGCTACAAATGCAACTTTGACCGTAAGCAATCTTACTACGACAAATGCAGGAACGTATAAGTGTCGAATTTACAATGATTGTGGAGGTGGTGTAGTATCACCAACAGCAGAAACCGCAGAGGTAACGGTAAATGTTACAAGTTCTTTGGATTGTTCGGCAGTTATCAATAAAAAGCTATTTTCTACATGGAATAATGCAAGCGATGGCTCAAATGGTGTTTTTGCAAATCAACCATTAGAATCTTGGGATTTAGAGGGAAATACAGGCTACCATTTGCTGAAAATCTTAAAGCGAGACACAGATTTAACTCCACTTTGGTTTGAAGCGAGAGGTAGAAACTTGTTTATGCAGTTTCCGCTTGCAAGTGGCATTACTAATGCAATGGTAGATTGTTTAGTTGGTCAAGACGTTGGAATGGCTTTTGACACAACCTACGCTACGCCAGTAGGATATACAAAAGATGGAAATATTTACAAAAAAATATCTGTAAAAGCAGGAAAGCCAATTCCAAATGCTACAACTGGTACAGTAGGCGTTTTATTTAGCGGAGTTGCACCCGAAGCAGGAACTATCGAAATTTTCAATTCAAGCAATCAACTTGTAGCAACTGTTCAGACAGGAACAAGTTCGCCTTTTGCTTGGAGCTATACTCCAACAGTTGCAGGAACTTATTATGCGACTTTAGGAGTAAGTGGCAAAACAGTTTCTGACCATTCAGTAAATTGGACTGTAAATGCTACCACAGGCGGAACAACTAAAAATGTTCGCATTCCTGCCAAAATTGATGGCACAGGTTGCACAAATGAAATCTTGCAATTTGGTTATAGTAATGCTCAATCGACACAACCTACAAACTGGGTTGATAGAGATGGAACGGTTCAATTAATCTCGACAGGAGGTGTAACAAGTGAGGTTACGAGTGGCGGTGTTCAATACCAATACAAACAGTTCGCCTTGACAGCAGGAACATACCATTGTTTTGCACGTCAAAAGACGGCTACAAGCAACGTTTTTTACATTGGCAGTATAACGGTAACAGTTTAATAAAAAATCTTTTTATAACATCAAAGTTCGGTTACTTTTGTAGCCGAACTTTAATTTTTTTAACAATGGTAAAAGCAACGATTATTTTAAAAAATGGCTTCAATCCAAATGACTATGATTTTGGGTTGAAAGATGAAAATGGCTCAACAGCACAGCCTTTTCAATCCGCAACGGTTTTTGATAATGTTGGTACAAACTCAAAACTCTACGTTGCCAAAAGGAAAAATGACAACAAAGAGTTTTCAGAACCGAGAAGATTTAACCTTGGTAATCTGCAAAAAATTGTACCAAACCCATTAGCACCGTGTGTTATTGTTTTTGTGTCTTTCAAGAAAAAAGGCGTAGTTGATGGTAGCGTAATTGGTGGAAAGCCATTTATTACTGGCGGCTCTACTACTCCGCCTATCCTTTCCACAAGTCCGAGCGTTAGCGGAATCCCTCAACCAAATACCGAAAACGAAGAGTTTGCAACTCCCGACCAACTGGACGAATCTGAACAAGAACTGGTTGAAGATGTAAACGAAAATCCAATCTTGGACGTAGTTTTAGAAGAAGTTTAATTGTAAACCTTTAAAATTTTAAAAGAATGGCACAAATTCTTAGAGAAGCGGAAAGTTTTGACCGCAAAAGTGAATATGTAGGTATTAACAGCGATTCCGAAGCATCTGGTGGACAAATTACTGGAAACTTAGGAAATACAGGCGAATGGATTGAATATGACATTACACAAGTAGCCGAAGGAGAAACAAGCGTAGTAGCTTATGTAAAAAGAACATCTTTAGTAGATACAAATGTAATTGCAAGATTAACAGTAGATGGGTCTGAATATGAAGTTGAAGTTCCTTCAACAAGTGGAATTTTTCCAATTACATTTGAAAATGTTTGGTTTCCACAAGGTACAACTCCAATGAGAATTTCGGGAGTAACAGGAGTGGCGTTTAATCTCGACCGTTTTGGTTACGAACCAGTACAAATGCCAAAACTAACTATTTCAGTAGGTGGAGGTGTTGGTGAAAAGCCGATAGATACGGAGTTTGATGGTGCTTACATTTATCTTGAATCAACTGATGCACAGGCGTTTGAAGTTTGGCGTGATGGTGTGAAAATTACTACCATAGAGCAGGTAAATAGCACGACATATCAAACTATGATTGCAGGAACTTACAAGTTTAAAGCAATTTGGGGTGATGGCTACGAAGATAGCGACTTTACAGGCGATTTGATTTTATTTGTTATGCCAAGCCCTACGGTAAGCCTTGACAGAACAAGCATAAATTCAGCGAACCCAACGGCTACGGCAACCCTTACAAGAACAAAGCCAAATGTTACAAGTTTTCAAATATTTAAACTGATAAATGGAAACTATGACTATGCAGGTCAAAGACCAGTAACAAATGGGGGTGCGACTTATCCAATCACACAAGTTGGAACATATAAGTTTGCCCAAGTTCAAGCAGGTGTAAGAACCCCTTTGTCGTTATCAACTGCATACGAAATTACGCAAGGCTCAAATCCTCCACAGCCATTGCCAAACGTAGGGCTTGATGTTCCAATCAAAGCATGGAATGACCAACAGGGCGATTTACGTGCTATTCTTATGGGTCATGGTTCAAGTCCACAGCCATTTTATGATTTGTGGTTTGATTATGGCTATATAATGGAAGTTTACAAAAACAACCAGTTGTATTTGAAATATGACATTACAGATGGAGATACTGCAAGTAGCACAGGCGTTTACACAACTGAATTACTAAACAATGCAGGTTCGACAGGTTCGGCAGGAAAGAAACACGATGACGGTTCTTTCTTGTTTACGGCAGGTGCAGGCGATTATGGAACTTATAAATTCCGATTAGGCAAGCGTACAGGAAATTTTGAAGATTTTTCAGCGTTTTCAGCAAACTTTGTTTATTCAGCCCCAGTATCACAAGTTACAGCCCCAACAGTTTTGCACACTTCAAGAAATTTGGTGCAAAAAACTGACATTACAATTCCATTTACAGGACAAATGGAATTATGGAAAAACAATGTACTACTTGAAACAATAAGTGTTACACAGGGTACACATTATTTTAACCCATACGAAGTTGGCACGTATAAGTTCCGAATGAAAGACGGAGCAAATTACAGCGAGTTTACAAGTGAGGTTGTTTATAATTATAGCCCTCATTCTTTCAATCCAGTAGTTTCAGACCCAAAACAGGTAGGAACTCCTATTGTGTTTAGCTTTACGCAAGATTTTTCTGTAACAGGCGAAAGTTTAGTTGGTTCTTTGGGTTTTGGTTTACGAGTTCGCAACTTAACCACAGGAGCATGGACTACGGTTGCACAAAATGGCTTAACAGCACAAAACACAGTTTCTTGGACACCTACGGTAGTGGCAGAGGATGGCTACCAATATGATTTATTTTGGGGAATAAATAATGTTGGTTCTCATTTTGATTTTATGGTTAATGATGTTCCAATAAGTTCAGCTTTACCAATAGTAACAACAGTCAGTCCATCGCTCACAGAGCAAACGATAAACGGTACAGGTGTAGCAGGTTCTTGGATTAAGGTTTATAAAGAAAATGTTTTTGCTTTTCAAGTTTCAGTAAACGGTAGCGGAGCATGGAGCATAACGCCACAAACAAGTGGTAATTACTATTTTTCACAGGAAGAAAGCGGAAAACCCGAATCGGCAAAAACAGCGGTAAGCGTTGTTAATCAATCACAAAGCCCTATGCCTTTGATTGAAAACACAGCACCGTTTTATGTTGATATGATTATCAGCGGACAGGCAATTTATGATGCCGTTGTAAAAGTTTACAAAAACGGTGTTTATCTGGAAACTTTGCCACCACAAGCCAGCGATGGTTCTTTTGGCTTTATTCCTACTTCGACAGGTTCTTACCAATTTACAAGAACTGATGTTGATAGAACAGAATCGGAGAAAACAAATGCAATATCTGTAACAAATGCACCATTATTGGTTTCAGCCGTTCCAGTTGTTAGCACTGCAAGCCCTCAATTCACAGGTACTGCCATTAATGGTACAGGTGTAGCAGGTGCAACGATTAAAATTTACAAAAACGATGTTCACTTGACTAACGTCATTGTAGATGGAAATGGAAATTGGAGTTACACTCCAAATGTAGATGGTAATTTTACTTTTAGTCAAACTGAAAGCGGAAAAACTGAATCTGCAAAAACGAGTGGTTTTGTTGTAAATGCTATTATTGCTCCATCAGCCCCAGTAATTACAAGCGGCTTAAATGGTCAAATTGGCACAGCGATAACAGGAACAATTAGCGAAGCTGGCACAGTTTTGGTTTTCAAAGATGGCAACCAAATTTCAACGATTCCAAACCAAACGACTTCGTTTATTTACACTCCACAAAGTACAGGTAATTATACTTTCAAGTTGCAGGTAAATAGTTTGGTTTCTGCTTTTAGTGGAAACGTATTAGTTCCAAATACTTACGAGTATGATGCTACTTTTAATGGTAGTTGTGGTAATGTTTTAGAGTATGCCATCAGCACGAGCATTGCATTAGTTTCTGATAGTGGTCTTGTTTGGCAATCGAGCAAAACATTTTCAGTTTTGCCAAGTACGCAATATTTCTTACATTGCAGAGAAGTTAATAACCATAGTGTTAGTAAAACCGTTCAAGTAACCACCTTGCCGTAATGTCTTGTTTAGGAACACTCGAAATAAAAACAACCTCCCCAACCAATGGGGAGGTTTACCTTTTTGGTAGAAGTAATGCAGGAAGCCAAGAGATAACCGTTTGGCAACAGTCTAATGTTTTTTACCATCTTGGACCGGGCATTTATCGTTGGGAAGTTAAAAAAGTCAGCGATAGAAGCATAGTTAAAATTGGGTACATAACCGTAGAAAATAAAAATAATTGCAGTAATACTGTTTTAAATTTAGAATACGGAATATATTTACACCCGATAGAAGTAGATAATGAACAAAAGGCTATTCCTATGCCAAACCTCGACCCTAAGTATAGATTTATTTCGATGGTTGTTAATAATATCGAATACGAAAACGGTGCAGAGTACAGTATAGAGAATGGCGTTTTAACTTGGTTATCTCCATTTAGTTTGGAATCAACTGATAAAGTCAGATTCAAATATTTACATTTTTCAAACTCTTAAATTTTTGTTCAAATGCAAAAGTTAATTCAAAAAAAGCAGATTGAAGGCTTAGTTAGCGACCTATCAACGCTTTTTGGTAATGTAGCAGCCATCAGCGTAGGAACTCCAACATTGGAGGGAACTACTCTTAAAATTCCGTTCACGGACAAAGATGGTAATACTACTCAAAAGCAGGTTGATTTGGCTTCATTGGCTGTTGATGTGAATGTAGCTTCTGCGACTATTGATGCAAATACCTATGTTATCACGGTAACTGAAACAGATGGTAGTACGCACAATATTTCGCTTGCTACGGTTCTTGCGAACTACATTACAGCAAACGTAACTCCTGCAATCCAAGCAGCACAGGCAGATGCAACGCAAGCGTTAGCAAATGCAGCAACTGCTGACTCAAAAGCTACGGCTGCTCAAACTGCTGCTAACAATGCACAAAGTACAGCAAACGATGCCCTTTCTACTGCAAACGCTGCTCAAACAACTGCAAACTCTGCTTTAACTGCTGCACAAGCAGCCGATGCAAAAGCAGTAGTAGCTGATGGTAAAGCAGTAGCAGCACAAACAACTGCCGATAGTGCTTTGGCTTTGGGAAATACTCTCAAAGACAAAAAAATGGACGGCATGGGTTTTTGGAGCAAGAAAACAATTTCAGCAACTGTATCTTCGGGATTGGTTGAAGTTAGTTCAAGTTCTGCCCCACTTTCAGAAGTGCTTTGTGCTTCGTTCGTTACTGTCAATGGTGTAACTCACCCAGTAACTAACTCTACAAGCGGTCAGTTCTTCTTATCGAAAGACAATGGAGCAACTGCGGTAGCAGGTTATGACACAAATGGTGCGAAGTTGTATTGCAACGTTTCACAAATGGGTTATAGCTTAGAAGCTGGCGATGAACTTGCTATTTATGTAGGTTACTCACTCCCTCGTTTGGGCGTAGCTTATTAATAGTATAAGTTAATTCGTTTTTTAACAAAAAAGCCACTTTTAAGTAAGTGGCTTTTTTGTTGCTATATCTGAAATGGTTTCAGACTTAATTTTTTTAATATCATCATTTGATGGGTCGTTATCATCAAGATACTTTATTTCGGGAAATTCAGAATCACGTTTAGCTATGTGGAACTTCATTTGTGATTGTGCTAATATAAGATGCTCCCAAGCTGAAACATTTAGCGTTTTTCTTTGAACCCCTGCATCTAAACGATTTTGAATAGAGATAAAATACGGATGTGTTAGTAAATCATCTAACATAACCAAGATTTCCTTTTCTTGTGTCATTTGAATATTTTTAGTTTTATTTGTGTAAAAAAATACAAAGTATGATATTAGTAGAGCCAAAACCAAACAATTTACCAACGAATTTCTTGATAAAAAAGAAAGGTTTTAGTGTTAGCTATAATGAACTAAAAGGCACTCCGAATTTTGTTATTTGGGATATAGACGAATTTTCCTACGGAGACATAAAAAGGTCTGAAACCTTTTTTACTGAAAAACTGCCAAAAGGTTTTTATCGTCCACGAGAAAGAGCATACATCAAACAAGGTTTTGATAGAGGTCATTTATGCCCTGCGGAAGATAGAAGTTTCGACCAAGAACTTAGTAGAGAAACTTTTTTTATGAGCAATATCGTTCCACAAGTTCCTAAACTCAATCAACGAACTTGGAAGTTTTTAGAAGATTATTGTAAAAAACTTTGTGTGAAAAATAAATCTAAACTGCAATGCGTTGCAGGTGTATTAGGTATAAAATCAACAATAGCGAGAGGTTTCATCACAGTACCCGAATATTTCTTTAAAGTAGTTCATGTTCGTACTGTTGATAATTTAGAGCAGCTAATATGCGTTATTATTCCAAACGATGAAAACGTGAATCTCAACTGGAAAACTTACGAGTGTAATCTTGATACTTTGCAAGTATTGACAGGGTTAAATTTTTCTTTTAGTCAATAGTTTTTAGTCAAAAAAATATATTATAGCCAAACAAATGATGTTTGGCTATTTTTTATGAAAGTTTATTATTTAATTTGGTGCAAAAAACAGTTTATTAACTTATAATTTTTATCAAAATGAATACCTGCTACAAAAAAGCAAGAAAACTTAATCGCCTTGATTGCTTAATCGAGGGCGATGGTTTAGTTACCGAAGTGTTCATTGGAGAGATTGGCAAGCCTTTGGTTTTACCTGCTGCCATTGATGCCAATGAAACCGATGAAAGTCGCTTGATGCGTGCTTTGGCAACAAGATTAGAC